CAGATGGACAAGGGGACGCACGCCGGCGACGAGGCGATGGACCGGATCCGCAAGTTCCGTCAGCAGTCCGAGGAGATGACCGAGGTCGTCGCGTCGTACCTGCGGTTCACCCCGCAGTCCACGACCACGGCCGCGGCCGTCATCCCTCCCGGCTACCGGCCGGACCTGTACGTGGCGGAGCTCACGAAGGGCCGCCCGATGGTCTCATCGGTGTCCCGGGGCGTGATCGACAACGCCACACCGTTCACGGTGCCGGTCTTCAGCTCGTCGACCGGCGTGAGCGCGGACCACGTCGAGGGCACGAACCCCTCGGACGGTTCGATCACCTTCACGACGAAGACGGTCACGCCGCAGGGCATCTCGGGTCGGCTCACGCTCACCCGTGAGCTGGTGGACTCCTCGAACCCCGCGATCGACCAGATCGCGTTCGCGACGATGCGGGAGTCCTACGCCCGTCAGACCGAGACCAAGCTCTACACGCTGCTGAACGGCACGGACGGCGCAGGCGGGACGATCACGACCGACAACGTCCCCTCCGGGGCGATGGCGTCCACCACCGCCGGCGGCACGGACAACCAGACCCTCGTGAAGCACATCCGCGAGCGTCTGGCGAAGTACCCGTTCCAGCGGTTCCTGTACCCGACGGCAGCGACGATGGGGCAGGCCGCCACGGTCCGGCTCGCCAACGCGGTCGACACGACGCAGCGGCCGTTGTTCCCGTGGACCGACGGCCAGAACGCCCCGGGTCGAGCGAACACGGCGGTCGGTGGATACCAGGTCGACTCGCTCGTGTTCCAGCCGGCATGGGCGAACACCGGCGTCGCCGCGGGTGACTCGCAGATCCTGATCTGGAACGAGGCCGACGTCTGGGTGTGGGAGTCCCCGCTCCTCACCTTCCGCTTCGAGGAGAAGCAGGGTCCGGCGAACATCGAGCTGAACATCTTCGGCTACTTCGGCACGCACCTGCTCCGCCCGGTCGGGCTGTCGGGGATCCGGATCACGTAGGACGGGGTTGCCGGGGTTCCCTTCGGGGACGTAAGGGTCGCGCGCCGCCCCGGCCACTCCATCAGGAGGGAGGCGGAAGTGGCAGCATTGACGACGCAGAAGATCGGCAACGGTGGGGCCGTGACGACGGCCGCGGCGACCGCCGGCGGCGACACGATCGAGCGGTCCAGCATCGCCGGCGGCTGGATGCACCCGGTCTACCTGGTCGTGGTCGTGGGTGCCACCGCGACGACGGTCACGGTGGATGGGGTCGCGGGAGCGGCTCTCACGAACGCCACGGCGCACTACCTCGTCCCCAACGGGACCAGGGGCACCCGGGCGAACATCACCTACTCCCAGGCAACCTCGGTGACGGTGGGCGCGGTCTCCCTCGGTGCCTCCGGGATCTACACGTCATACGGGACGTGATCCGGGTGGAGGGCCACTACGAGCAGCACGGCGACGTCCAGGAGTGGGTCTGGGACGAGCCGAAGCCCGAGGTGGTGGAGGAATCCGACACCGGCTCCGGCCCGTACGAGGGCCGGACGAAGGCGCAACTCGTCGAGCTCGCGAAGGAACGGGACCTCGAGGGGTACTCCACCATGAACAAGGACGAGTTGATCGAGGCGCTGCGTGGATAGTTTCGCCTCGGCGTCCGACCTCGCGCTGTATACCGGCATCGCCGGTCCGACCGACCTCGCTCGGTGGCAGCAGGTCCTGGCCCAGGCGTCCGCGCTCGTCCGCGGCGTCGCGGGCCAGGTCCTGGCCGAGATCGCCGCTGACGTGGTCGTGGTGCATCCCGAGTACGACGCGACCACGGGCAGACGCAACCCGGCCCCGCGGGCGACCGGGGACGTAATCTACCTACCGGAGCGTCCGGTCACCGACGTGTCCTCGGTCGTCGTGCAGGGGGTCCCGTTCACCGCGTACACCTGGAACGCCGAGGGCGTTCTCCAGCGGACCGAGCTCGCGGTCTGGGCACATCCGGCCACCATCACGTACGACCACGGCTATCCCGAGTCCTCCGAGGAGTACGCGGACATCCGAACGATCGTCATGGAGGCGGCCGCGCGAGCGCTCACGCTCAACGAACGCTCCGCCTCTGAGGCGATGGGCTCGACGCTCATGGAGACCGCCGGCTACGCCCCGGAGGTCTTCCTGACCGAGGGCGAGCGCTCTCGGATCCTGCGGTTCGCGCTGGTCGGCGTCGGATGATCGAGGTCCTCGGGGTCCGAGAGGCCATCGCGGCGTTCGCCCGTATCGGGGCGAAGGTCGAGGCCGCCGACGAGCCCGCGGTGACCTCGGCCGCGCAGGCGGTCGCCCGGGAGATGAACGCCCGGGCCCCTCGGGATACCGGCGCGCTCGTCGCGGGTATCTCCGTGGACACCGACGAGGAGACCGGGGAGGCGGTCGCCCTGATCGGCTCGGATGTTCCCTACGACCGGTACGTCCAGCGGGGCACCCGATACATGGCGGCGCAGCCGTACGGCCTACAGGCGGCCGCCGCGGCCGCTCCGGAGGTCGTCGCCAGGATGGCGGCGGTGTTCAAGTTGGCGACGAGGTAAGGAGGGCACATGGCGACGCTATCGGTCCAGACGTCCGACCTGGACGGGCTCGAGGCGACGTACGCCGCGGCCGCTGCCGGCGGGGACGTGTTCGCGAACGACGGGCATACCATCTTCCACGTCAAGAACGGCGGCTCGGACGTGACGGTCACGATCGACTCGAAGCGGGCCTGCAACCAGGGTGCGGACCACGACTCGGTCACGGTGGTCACCGGTGGCGAGGAGCGGTTCATCGGGCCGTTCGCGAAGGAGCGGTTCGACAACGCGAACGGGCAATGCGAGGTCGCCTACACCGGCGTCACGTCGGTCACCGTGGCCGCGATCAAGGTCGTGTGAGGAGGGAGGGAGATTGGATACGCATGAGCTTGCGTGGGCGGCAGGCTTCTTCGATGGCGAGGGCTATGTCGGAGCAGGCTCGAATGGGATGGGGAGGAACAGGAAGGCCTACGAACGGGTACGGGTAATCATCGGCCAGACGCGCAGCGCTGACCTACTGGAGCGGTTCTTGAAAGCCGTGACCGTGATAGCGCGGGTGCAAGGTCCTCGCCATTCGACTACGAAACCTCACCACTCCCCGGTCTACGACTTCCAGATCGCGAAGCTCGAGGATGTTCACCTTGTCTGCTGGCTCTTGTGGCCGTGGCTAGGCAATCACAAACGGCGTCAGTTCGAGGAGGCGTTCGACAAGTTCCACGCCATGAGGCGAGAAAGGCTAGGTGAGCGCACATGACCAAAGTGGCAGGGTTCCTCGGATTCCTGAAGCGGAACACGACGGGTTCCACGTACGTCACGATCCCGCAGATCCTCTCGATCGACCCGGTCGGGTTCGACCGGAACCATATCGACGTCTCGGCGAAGGGGGACCTGTGGGAGGACATCATCCCCGGCCGCCTCGCCGGTCGCGAGCTCTCGGTGACGCTGATCTGGGACCCGAACGACGCGCAGCACACCGCCATGTTCACCGACGCCACGGCCGCCACGCAGACGCTGCGGAACTACGAACTGCAGCACTCGGCCTGGACGGATGCCTACCGGTTCCCCGCCTACATCGTCGGCTGGGACATCGAGGCGACGGACGCAGCGGGCATGGAGGCGCACTTCAACCTGAAGATCGTCAACCCCGGCATCAGTGAGGTGACACCGTCCTGATCGACCGGGATAGGAAGGGGGCGAACATGGGCGACCTGGCCGAGGCCATCAGGGCCTCGAGGAACGGTCGCAAACCCGAGAAGGTCGCGGTCCCCGAGTGGGGCCGCGACGTCTACGTGCGTGAACTCTCCGCGCGGGAACAGATGGAGATCCTCCGGGACAGGGACGAGGCGGATCTCCCGGTACGGATCCTGCTCGCGAGTCTCGTGGATGAGGATGGGGGTCGTGCCCTGTCGGATGAAGATTACGACCTGCTCGCTGGCGAGGGGATGCGCGTCGTCATGCGCCTGTTCGCCGTGGCCGCGCGGCTGAACGGCTTCGGGAAGGGTGAGCTCGAGGCGGCGGTGCGGGATTTCGAGACGACCCCAGCCGGGTCTTCCGGCACAGGCTAGCTCTCGCCCTCGGGATCACGGTCTCGGAACTCGAGGACCGCCTCACATCCCGAGAGGTGATGCAATGGGCGGCGTTCGAGCGCGTCTGGGGTCCGATCCTCGTACATGAGCGGGTGGACGTCGGTCTGGCGCACATCGCGTTCTACCTGGCGTCCCTGCTCGGCAAGCCGAAACAGGGGCAGCGGTTCCGGGTGCGCGACTTCCTGCCGGTATGGATGCGGCCGAAACAGAGAGACGATGAGCGAGCGAGCGTGCTGTATGCGGCGCTCAAGGCGTGGGCGAAGGAGGGATAGTGCCAACGATCGCTGACCTCGTCGTGATGGTCCGGGCGAATACCACGCAGTTCCAGGCCGGGATGGCGGGCGTCCAGAAGACGACCGCCACGACGGGCTCGGGGATCAGCGCGCTCGGCTCGGTCGCGAAGGTCGGGCTCGGGATCGCTGCCGTCGCGGCGGTGAAGTTCGCCACCGATTCGATCGCGGCGTACCAGGAGTCCGAGCAGGCGCTCGTGAAGCTCCAGGGTGCCCTCGACCGCTCGCCCCAGACGATCGGCGCCACGACCGCGGCGTTCGAGGAGCAGGCGAACGCGATCCAGGAGCTCACCGGCCGACAGGACGAGGAGATCCTGGCCGCCGATGCCGTCCTGACCCGGTTCAACCTGACGGCCGACCAGATCCGGCAGCTCACGCCGCTCGTCGCCGACTACGCGCAGGTCGTCGGGACGGATGCCGCGACCGCCGCGAACAACCTCGGCCGTGCGTTCCTCGGGAACACACGCGCGCTCAAGGCGATCGGTATCAACTTCACCGCCACGGGCGACACCGCGGCGGACTTCGCGGCGATCATGGACCTGCTACGCGAGAAGGTCGCGGGAGCGGGTGAGCAGTTCGGCAAGACGAGCGCCGGCCAGGTCGCCATCTTCAACGCGAAGCTCGACGAGGCGAAGGAGTCCGTCGGTCAGGCGCTCATGCCGGTCCTGGACGCGCTCGTGCCGGTCCTGCAGGACCTCGCGGACGCACTCGCGGAGATCGGACCACTCCTCACCCTCGCGGGCAAGGGCGTCGGCATCCTCTCCAAGGTGTTCTTCACCCTTGTGAGCCCGCTGAAAACGGTCGTCGACCTGTTCCACGACCTGAGCGGCGGCATCGGCGCGACGGACGCCCAGATCGACCTGATGGCTGACGTCCTTCGCGACGGCGAGGGCAACTGGCGTACGTTCGGGGGCGCGGCCGCGGACGCCGCCGGCGACCTGAACGGGGTCGCGGATGCCGCGAAGCGAACGGCCGAGGAGATCCGGGACCAACGTCTCGCCGTTCTCGGTG